ATTACTGAATCATTGGAAGCTGTACTATAATGACTGTAGGCATTAGTTTGATATACCTGTCTTGTGCCGTTTACATACACAGTAACTCCAGGATCTGTAGCTGATTGTCCTTGTGCTATAGGATCCATATACCAAGTTCCAGAAGATCCAGGAGATTTAAAGGTTACTACTATATGATGCCAAGCTCCATTATTGATGTTATAATTCCATCCAGTTCCAAAATAAGCACCTTCATCAGCTCCAGCGTCTCTACATTCAACATAGAAATTTCCGTGGGAGGCAACGGAAAGAGCCATAGCACTTCCATCTGTTGTATTTGATATTAACTCGCCAAAACCCCAAAAAGCGCCTTTATGATATGTAACTGATCCCATTTTATACCATAAAGCTATTGTCCAATCTTTATCAGTTCCTATAATTCTGTCTGAGTCATCTCCCCAAACCTTAGATATACTTAAATAATTATCATCATCATGATCTAATTTATTAAAAGATTTTGTATTTGTAGAGGATATAACAGTTTCAGTAGTAGTAGTCCAATCTGTTGGATCATGATCACTTTTAAACCACTTATTTATGGTAAAGGGTTTGTCCGCGCCCATTTTTTCATGAAATATATCTCTAGCTGGGGCTCCAATATTAGCAGGAGCATGTAAATGTTTATTCTTTTTTTCGTTATTAGCAGCATCGGGTAATAAATTTAAATGTTTGTTATTTGTAAACGGATCTTTATTTCCGTGTCTAAAAATTATTGGATTATAGGTAGCACTAGGTTGATCTTCTGATTTATGCCACCAACTTAAATTAAAAGGTTTATCTTTTTGTATAAAATTAAATAAGACGTCTCTAGTACCGCCTGATTCTACTTCATTTCCACTGGTATCAAAATTTAAACTACCTTTAGCATGTTTATTTTTAACTTCGGTAGCTACTTTAGTTAGTAAAAACTTTTCATTTCCCCAACCAACCACGGTATTCCCCGTAGTAAACTCTTCAGTTACTGCGGGGCACCAGTTTTCTTTGTCATAGGACATTTCTAATTCTGCATCAACTGTACCACTAATTGAATCATCACATATAGTTGTAAATATAACATCATCTGAATCTGGAGGTAGAGTTACTACATCTCCAATAACTGTAGCAGATCCAGCTTTTGTCGAATCATTTTTAGTTGTTAAATCTCTTTTATCATTAGACGACATGTCCTATTCCTTCTTAATATCTATCTGTAACATCAGAACCAATAATTAAATACTCTCCTGCAGCAGCTCCAGTTATCTTAGTTTTACTAGCAGTTCCAGTTCCAGTAGGAAGTTGTGGAGTTTCTCCAAAAGGTTTATCAAAAATAATTTCATCACTAGAATTAACTGTAATTTGTTTAGCATCTAGTCCAGAAACTGTTAAAGATCCTGATGAACCTGCTATTTTAAAAGCCAATATTCTTGTATGTCTTTGTCCTGATTTAATACTTCTTAACATTTTTTACTCCTTGGTTAGTCTCAAGTTAATTCTCCCTAAAAACCCCCAGATTGCTCCGGGGGTGCTAGGCAGGGAGAGGAACCTAGCTTTTATTAGGTACTAAGACCTGTTAAAACTCCGTGGAATGCAGGATTGATATATATTTGAAAATATCCACCATATCTTGCTTCATAAGAATCTTCATCAAGCTTTCTTAAGAAAACCGTTCCATCATCATCAAACCAACCGAAGTCAGGTCTGTGGTGAATATGGATGTGATTATCATTTAGAAAGTAAACTCTATCTTTTTCACAAAATCTTTCAGGGAAAATACCTACTGGTCCTGAAGTAGACATAAATTCTACACCAGAAAAAGAGATATCTGCACCGTTAGCTTTTTTAAGTCCAGCTCTTGTAGGAACTGTATACCTTTTTTGATCTTCAAGAAGATTTAAAATCTTTTCATATTGCTCATAAGAACACATAATAAGATTAGGTACCTTACCACATTTCTTTTCAACTTTTAACATTACTTTATTAAGTAAATCAGTTGAAATAGCAGCACCGCCAGCAGCTTCTTCTACAGAAGACCACTTTCTATCTCTTGATAAATCATAAGAAGATCCTGAAGTTGAACTTGTTACAATACCTTTTAATCCTTCTGGGTCGCTTAAGTATGAATTTTGCATACATACAAAGTCTCCAGCAGAAAGACCAGAAGCTAAACTTGCATCTCCAGCAACTGTAATTGATTTATTGTCTGGATCTACAGAAGTAATTTCTAAACCATTTTTAGCTGGCGTAGCACTTTTACCTGCAGCAGTTTGAGAAGAAGGAATTAGATCAACTAAATCCATTTCTTCAAAATTAGCTTCTTTAAAATCAGAATCTAAAACAATAGTTACAACACCAGCGCTATGACTAGCTGATGCAATTACACCTAATTTACCTGATCCGTCATTAAAAAGAATCCTAGAAAGGTTTCTATTGTAAGATTCAACAGCTTTTTTAACAACTTCATTCATAGCTCTAACAAATGCACCTTCATCTTTAGAAGCAGCTTTAATTGTTTCTCTATCAATATCAACTCTAGCATAAACTTTTTTTGAAAGTAATTTAGCTTTACCATATTTAGCTTTGTTAGCTGTAGGTAGTGAGCCTGAACCAACACCACCACTAAAAGATTGTGGTATTGCAATTCTCATTTCTTCACCAACAAAATTGTAACTCTTTTTTACTCTACCTAACATTACGTTAGCAGAGTTATAAATATTTTGAGAAAGTTTCTCATATTTAATTTTAAAAAGAGCTTGAATGTCGGAAGTACTTAATCCGGAAAAATCCGCTTTAAATTGTCCCATTATTAACTCCTTATGTTAATAGGTTTATAGTAAATCTTCAAAAGAAAAATATTCTTCTTTCTTTCGTTCCTTTGGTTCTTGTTTCTCAGGAGCCTTTTCGACTTTCTTTGAAACACTTGCAGAAGCAGTTTTTAAAGTTTCGTTATACGCCTCTTTAATAATTTCTAAGTAATCCTCGTCTGCAAACTCTGGGTTCTCCATTACCATTTTTTGCACGCTTTCAAGAATTTCTTCGTTCTTACTAAGTTCAGGGCTAATTTTTCCTAAGAGTTCATCAGATTTGGAGAAGGCACGACATTCTAATACATACTGTCCTACCACATCTGGTGATAATTCTTCAGAAAAATCAGAATCATTAATTAGATCCTCATAACCTTGTTTAAATTCTTCTTCTGATATGCTGTGAGTTTCCCGAACATTATTAATCCTATCAAGAAGGTCCCTATGGGTTTGCTCCTCTTTAAGTTTAGCCTGTACGGACTCTTGTTGCTTTTGTAAATAGGCAGTTTCTGCTGCTAGTTGTTCTGCTCTATACTGGTCTTCATTTAAATTAGATATTCTTTCAATTTCTGGAGCTATGCTTTTAATAAGTTCTTCTCTAAACTCATAAGGTTTCATTCCAGAAAATGAAGCAAAATATTCTAATGCTCCTAACGCATCTCCTTTTTGTAGATGTTCTTTAAAGGTATCTACATAATTATTTAATTTTTCTACTTCTTGTTTATGGGTTCTAACTGCTTCATTGTACTCGTTTCTATATTCTGTCATTTCCTGGTATTTTTTATCCCAGTTTACTTTACCGCTATAATTGTTAATTAGTTCTTGTAAAGTAGCTTCTCCCTCAACACCATCTACTATATGTTTAAATTTAGTGTTTGACGCAATTTCAATTTCCTCTTCACCAAATTTTCCAAAAAGTTTTTTGATTTCTTCTGTCGTCTTTTCAACCGCTTCTTCAGAAGCTTCGCTCGCTTTATCTTCACTCTGTGTTTTAGCTTGTGATTGGTCCTCTTCTCCCGCTGTCTCTTTTTTTGCTTCATCTATTAATTCCTTCGCACTCCTATTATCATACATAGAGTGTAAATCATCAAAATCTAAAATATTGGCTTGTTGTGCTTCGTGGTCACCAGGAGAGTTTTCTGCAGTTACTTCTGAAGCAACTTCTTGAACAACCTCTGATGTTACATTCTCTGTGTCTTTTATTTCACTCATTTTTTATCTCCCTGTTCTTTATATGGTTCACCTGTTTCATCTATTTCTTTACCTGGTACCATACCAGATATTTTTTCACCTCTATTTGTCTGTCCCTGTACCACCATAGTCATATGTTCTTTAGATCTAGGTACATATCCATTTGGAAAAATAGGGAAAAGAGGTAGAGTAGCTAATTTTGCTTCAAAAGCTGGATTTTGTTTAGCTTTTTCTACCATAGCGTATTCGTGAATAGCTATATGTTCTAACATTATTTTTCTAATCAATGGAGGACATTCTTCTTTAAAAGAACGACTTTGAATAGCTTTAACATGGGTTCTCCAGTGGATAAAATGATCTTCAAAATCTTGCGGATCAGAAACAGGTTTTCCTGACATAATATCTTCATTTTCTGATTCAGCCGATTTTATAGCTGCTGTAATAAGGGTAATCATCTTATCTGTGTTTCCAAATTCTAATAAATCTACCCATCTTTCATTAGATAATAAATCTGGTTTCATTTGCATTATTTCTACAATACGTTGAATTTTACCTGCTTTACTTTCAGGAAGTGCTGATCCTACTTGAATTCTAACGTCATAATCTTTATTTAGATTAGCACTATCAAAATGCCTTATTGCATATTTATTATCTTTTCCTACAATTCTAAGCATTCTACCGTCATCTGGTTGATAATAATCTCCTGCTACAGCAATAGTTTTTCTAGCAATAGCTTGCACTAAATTATTATGTTTAGCTACATCGGAAGTAGCGCGTTCTTGTTCTTGTTCATTTAAAAATTGAAGAGCAACACCAGCAGTAATTCCTGGAGGCGGTGCGCTTCTAGATACACCGTGTACACCATAGACTTGACCCATTTCATTTTGTAGTTTATCTCTAAATGCATATGCTTCTGGGGGATTAGGGGCAGTTTGTAGTAATTGAGGAGGTTGTGGTCCTTGATATTGTACAATAGTACTGTCATTACCTAATGCTTCTATTTTACAAGCTCCTCTGGGCATTACCCACTTAGCATGTCCTGTTAAATAGATATTTTTAGCTAATAAAGTAGATAAGTTATTATGCATATTTTGAATAGGTCTTATCATTTCATATGCTGATTGACCATTTAGTTGTTCAGGTATATCTATATCAGTTATTCTTTCAAAAGGAAGTCCTCCGTGAGAGTAAGGTAATTCTTTTATTTCTAAAATAACATCTTTAGTAAATTTTATATAATACCCTTCTGGGCAATGTTTAGTTTTCTTATGATATAGTTCGTAATAAATTGTTTCATCTTCTAATAATTTTTCTTGAAGTGTTTCGGCATCGTATGCTTTAACATTAGATGATTTTTTAATACTTTCTTTTAATTTAGGATATTCTTTTTTTAAATCATCTGTAGGTTGTACTCTTAATCTAAAACAATAGTCTACTTCATTATAATTTTTCTTTCTTTGAAGTAATACTCTCCAAGGAACTTCTACTTCATATTGAATGTCTCCAGTAAATACTGGGGTATCTTTAGATAATTTTATAGGGTTTCCTTCTTTATCTAAAATAGGATTTCCTTCATCATCTGTAAAATCAAGGTCAATTCCCATGTCACGGGCTTTTACATACATTGGGTGTAAGTCACCTTTATGTTTATCCCAGGTAATAAAACAATAGGACTCTCCAAAAATACGAGTATGTCTTTGCATTTTTTGGAGAATGTCGTCCATATTGTTGATATACCACAAGTGGTTAATTAGATACTTTACAGCTAAGGCTGCATTTTTATCATCAAATTCGTCATTTGTGGGTAACACTTCTACATTGGGCTTAAGACGGGTCATTTGGGATACCTTAGTTTCAGTCATATCATAAATATGATTAACTACAAACTTTGGCGAAGAATTTATAAAAGTTCTGTCAGAAGTTCTACTTATATTATTAGTAGTTAGAGGGGACAGCCCTTTGTAGGCGTTTAGGTTTTTTCTATATCTTAAATGTCTTTTAGAAGCTTGTTTTTCAAGAGCGTCTACTGTTTGAGTAGCCCATTGAAGAATACTTTTTTTATCTTTATCTTTTACAGTATGAAAAGGCTTTAAAACACCTTTATCTACCATACCTTCATCATAATCATCGAAATAATTCATTAAATCATCCTATAGTCTTCTTCATTTTCTTCTCGCTGTATTTTATTCACCTTATCCATGTCTTCCGTGTTGGAAAAATTTTCATCAACAGGCATAAATTGTACAGTGTGTGTAGCTTTTTCTAAACTTTTTGCCAAAATCGTGGCATACAGAGCCAAGCATACACTAATTACACTTAAAATGCAAGCTAAAATTGCAAAAATATTCAATAATACTGTAATATCAAGCATTTAATCCTCCCAGGGCATAATATTAAATGTCCAATCTTTCTCTTTTCTTAAACTATTCATATCATCTTTTAATGTATAGTAACGACGATCTTCATCATTCTTTTGTTTCAAAGTTTCTAATACTTCTACCATATTATAATTTGCGGCGGCATTTAAATAACGCCAACAATCTATTAAGTGGTCGTTTTTCTTAGGTATATTACCTTTATTATCTTTAACATAATTTTGTATTTCCCACTTTAATTTTACACATCTATCTGATATATGTACTAGATTATGTATTAATTGATCTTTTATTAATGATAATCCGTGTTCTTTCTTATTCATGTGCTTTGCTGTAGGTAGAAAATATATACCGTATTGGTGCATTATCTCTGTAGAAAACCAGGCTGCTGCTTCATCATACACTTTACACCAGTCATCTTCTACTGAAGAATGCGGGTATAGTTCCATCATTTTGGCGTCAATCCTAGGATAGATCGAACGAACTGTTGTATTTTCTTGCTTAGTTTCGTAAATTTCGTCCATAATGTAGAGCTGCTTTGTAAAAGGGTTAATACAACCAAATAGAACAGCAAAACAGGTAGTTGAACCAGGATCCGTAATACAAAACCAATCAAACTTACTGCGGTCTTTAAATGTGTCATTTTGTAACTCCTTATAAGGTTTTAAAGAATCTCCTCTAAACATGGGAAATATAGCATTTCGTCCTCCCACTGAAACTCTTCCATAATATTCTCGTTCCACAACATCGTCTTCACCACGAAGCCGCAATTTTTCGATCTCACGGTCAATTTCGTCCCGTGGAGTGTAAGGGTTATCGTAAGATGAGGCGATAATGTGGTATGAGTCACTTCTCTCAATGCATTCTTCGGCAAACTCCAAATATTGGTCAGCATTTCTATCTCCAGGTTTTGGTGGGGTCCCTATAATAACTAAAGGTGCTTTTCTAACAATTCTGTTAGGATTCATTTCATTGTGGAATTGTGTATGAAAGACTTTAAATTCATCATACACAACAAAATCAGGAGTCAGTCCGTTTGCGGCTGCCCAGTTTTCTGATCCAACAATTTTTATTGAAGAACCGTTTTTTAAAGTTAGTCTAGAATCCACATTAGAAACGTGTTTTATATACTTCTTTAAAGGTTCTGTTCCCCCTGGAACTATGCGTCCTTGTTCGTCTCTTTCTCTTGCAAATTGAGTAAGTCGCGAATTGTGCCAGATAATCTCTCTACCATGAGAGAGTTCTGGTGTTATGTAATAGCAAGTAGAGCCTGGGTGTAATAAAGCGTGTCGCCATAAAAGGTATATAGCAAAGTCTGTTTTACCCCACTTTCTTCCGCATTGAACAAATAGAGTGTTAACTTCTCCCTTGATAAGAGAAGCCCCCACCTTGATCTGACCAGGATGGGGGTTCCAATGTGTATGTAAATCATTTATGATTTGTAAATACAGTTTATCTGAAGGAGTAAGCTCTATTAAACTCATCTTCTTAAAGGGCTCCTTAATAAAGGACATGCTGAAAAAATAAATCTTCCAGTTCTAACTCTTTTTATAAAAAGCTCTTTTGAACATTTAAGATTAACGATTCTATCAGCAAAATTTTCTCTTATACATTGGTTTGTAGAACACCACCATTCGTCTTTAGCTTTAGCCTTATATTCATCATAAGAGTAGCTCATTCTAGCGGCATTATTCTTTTCCATAATTTTAACTATACGGGACCAAGTTTTTAATCTGGATTCAACTTCTCCATCATTAAACTGTCCTGAAAATTGTCCCCTAGCTCTATGGATCATGACGACTCCTGTATTAGCCGCAATATATCTATTTCCTGGACATGCCTGTAAAATAGAATGTGCCATTGAGGCTGCAAAAAGGGCAATACAATTAACCTTTTGAGGAACAGATTGCATTAAACTAATAAAGTTTAGTCCAGCATAAATAGAACCTCCAGGGGAATCTAGAACAATATTTATTGTATCTTCCGCTCTTAAAGAGTAACTTAGATCTAATAAACGTTTTCCAAATTCTGTGACAGATCCGCCATACACAGTCCCTCTAAAAGTGATAGTGTTTTCAGATGTCAATAAATAATGTTTACTTTCCTTTTTCTCCGGAATCTTTACCCCCGGAGGACCTCCGCCCAGTGCTAGAAGGGGTAGTAGGGTTAATAGAGTCAGTAGTTTCTTCATGTGCTTTCTCCCGAAATTCTGCGTCCTCTATATAGAAAGGATCGCGTTTAAGTTTTTCCCGCAATTCAATCACAGTGGCGGGTTTATGTTCTGCGATTATATCTGTGGGCTTATCGTCATCAAGCCTCAGAATTTTATCTATTTCTGAAATTATATTGGTTAGCATGCGAGCTTCGGATATGGAAGGAGGGTTATCTCTATTACGTAAATCCATAATTGCGCGGTCTACGCACTCTAGAGAATTTCCTACCAGGGAAGATAAAATGGTTTTCTTATTTTCAGATAGTTCTTTTAAGATTTCGTTTCTTAGAAGTCCGCGTTCTTCTTTCCATTTAGAAGTGTGATATACCAGTGTTTTATAAGGGATGTTTAAATCCTGAGCTATGTCTGTAAGTGGTTTAAATACCATGAATAGTTCTTTAGCTGTTTTTAAATCATATTTAGATTTATTACCCATATTATACCTTAAAGAGATACCGAGCTAAGTCCTTGTTATCACTTAAGACTTGCATTAAGAGAGGTGAGAGGATTCTTACTAGGTTTTCTTCCTTGTCGATTTCTTTTTTATCTTGCTCAAAATTAAATATAGATTCGTAGAATTCTGCTCCTACTGCATGAAGCAGTTCGTGGAAGAGGGTTTCTCTTTCAGCCTGCTTGTTTGAATGTTTATACATAGTGATTGTTTTATTAACTTCATCAGTTTTTCCAAACATTTCGGATACAGCTTCTTCTGACCATATGATCTTCCAAGTAAAGAATCCGGCTTTAAATTTTAACGGTTTGTGCATAGACATAAGGCTACCATAAAATTATTATTTTGTCAAGACTTTCTTAAAAAAAGATTGTATATTTTTAATAATTTCGCTGTCGCTCATTATTAAAATCCGCGACGTGTTTTCAGTTATTTGTGGGGGGAAGTATTTTGGGGAAAAATAGGTGTATAGCACGTATATATATTTAATATTATTATATTATTTTCCTAGGGGGTCTTTTTTTGGCAGGGGGCTTGCAGATGCAATATTTATGCCAAGTATAGGAGCAACATTAAATTTGTTTAGGATGGGAAGTGCGCGGAGTAGGCTCCCTATTTTCGTAAGTTTTGGCAACAGATTTGCAATATTCCTTATGTTATAATAATAAAAGTGTTTTTGTGGGGGAAATATTTATTAAATACTTGATTTTATTCTATTTTGGCATTTTTACACATATTTTTGATTTGGCACGAATTTTGCGTTGTTTTAATTTATTTTTTTATGTGTTATGATTGATTTACTGGAGGAAATATGAAATACTTTATTTTTAAATCTTTAGTACTTGTTTATTTTTTATTAATTGGATTTTCATTTTTAGGAATGAAACTTATTTAGGAGGTATTTAATGAGATCAATTAACAAACAGCCAAAAAAGCCATTTTTCATTGTTTCGGCATACGTTGGAAATGATGACGATGTGGATAGATCTATTAAGTTAGAGAGGGAATTTAAAGCAATGAACTTAAATTTTAAACCTTTAATAGGTTCCTGGAAGGGTAAGACTGAAATTAGTTATTTAGTTACGACAGATACAGTAGAAGAAGCTTATGACTTCGGGCGCAACTTTGCAGAGTTGTACGGTCAAGAAGCTTTCATTATAGTTGACGAAGAGAGGAATGGTGAACTAATACCTCATTATGGTAAGTCAACTAATTTAGGGAAATTGGTTTTAACCGATAAAGAGCTTGTCGGCGCATTAAGTTCTTGGAGTCGTTGTCCCATGACGGATAAATATTATACATTTAAAGGAGGTGCGTAATGAATAATTTAAACAGCAATACAATTTTATTAATGAAGGCAGTTGCGGAGTTAAGAAGGCAAGGCTTGGAACCGAGGGAGCATTTGAGACGTTGGGTTAACCTATGTACGGCGTTGACGAATGATTTAGAGGATCATTTTTGTGAAAGAAGTAATCAGGTGGAAATAGATTGTACAGTTGAAAGGCGCAAATTATTAAAAGCAGGATAAATGAAGTTGGCACATGGTGTGCATTATTAAATAGTAACAAAAATGGAGGTGAATAATGAAGGTTAAGAATTTTATTAGATATAAAAATAGGAAGTTGTACTGTAAAAAAACAAGTTCTTATGTGAGTTTTGATGACCTAATTGAAGCAATTAGAGAGGGTTATACCATAGGAGTGACGCCTAGTGGTGAGCTTTATGATGAGGCGAAGGCAGTGGAACGCGGAAATAAGCATTTGATTAGCTGTTTTGCGCATACCATGAAATGGAGGTCGCAGAGTTCGGTGGATTTAATAGCCCACGAAATTTATAAGCTATGGAATCTCAATGCACCCGTTGAGAGGCAGGCGTAAATGGGGCAGGGAAGCGTCAATTTAGTAATTAGAGGGATCTTATTACTTTATTTGTTTTTAACACTTACAACGGGATTTAAGGACGACTCCCGTTGTGTTTTAAAGAAGGAGGTGAAAGGTGAAGGAAAAACTAGTATTAGAGAGGGACGTTGTGGTAGGGATAATAGACGGACTTTACGAAGAAAGAGATATTGACGTAAGGTTCGGCAGTCTTGAAAGAGCAACGGATATTGTTTTAGACCATTTAAGTAATGTTAGGTTTTTAGATGGATATAGTGATGATGCGCATATAGATCATTATAAAGCGGTTGAATCAATACTTGAAAATCTGTTTGAACAGCATTTCGATATGATATAGGAGGTAAGTATGTATAAAGTAATTTTATTGGTATTTTTGGTAGGTTGTGGGAATAAGCCTTTGGTGAATGTACCTAAAAAAGTGGTTGTGGATATTCCTAAAAAGATAGTTATAGAACATAAAATCAATTTTGATGCAATAAATGAGTTTTGCGAAAGTGTACACCAAACAAATACGCAGGTTGATGAATGTATTACTGATTTATTAAATGTGATAAGGAGTAGTAAATGAGTTTTGTTTATAAATGTAATTGCGTGGAGGGTAACCCAACTAAAATTAGCTGGACTCAATACCGAGTGGTAGAGGTTACGGAGGATAATTATTGTAAGGATTGCGGTCATATGGCTGTCGCATTTAGTACGCAAAAGAAGCATCCTAGGGGGAAAGGGATCGGAGGGTGGCAGCCTATTGCTAGCCCTCGGACTCTGACTACCCAAGGATACACTTACGCAGAGGCGGTATTATTGAACGGAATGCCAGAGTGGAAAGTTCAATATGAATTTCCTGAACATTATGTTGAGTCTGAAAGGCATTATGAGGATCCGGAAGAGGAGGTGTGAAATGATGTTTAAGAGCGAGAGTTTTGGCAGAAACGTTCGAAGGCGTAGGAAGGTAAGAAAGAAGAGGGCGAGAGAACTCGCTAGAAAGAGAAATGAGATTTGTAAAAAAACCATCACTGGTAGAAGGGTACAAAAGTACAAAGCTTTATACAGGTCGATGATTGATAAATGTTATTCAAGAAATGAAGAACCGGAAATTTTTTACAGAGGAGGTGGAAAATGAAAATTTATAATGAAGAGTATGCGAATCTCATAGAGGATCTTGTAAAGAGATGGTTTCAGGAAGAGGAATTAAATCGAGACAAACCTCAAGTTGGTAAAGATTCTGGGGATGAAGACGTTTGTGGGACTCAAGATGAGTGATATACTTATCGTCAAGGTTTAAATTAATAATGGTTTTGTCACGGATGACTCGACCGTTATATCTAGCATCAAAAATATTGTCTTGTACAAGTTTTTCAATGTTAGTTAAATCACAAGAGCGGCGGGAAATTTCGCCTCGCTTGGTAAGGAGTAGAGATGAAGGATAATAAAAGGTGTATACAGCGCGGATTCCATTTTTTTGTGGGTGGAATGCTTCTCGGAATGATTGGAGATCCTTTTGGATGGTTGAACATTGAAGTTGATAAAGAAAGTTTTCTCGCCATTTTCGCGCTTCTTGCGTTAATTGGCGGTTTTTGTAATATGCTTTATTTACTGAAAAAGGAGGACAGTCAATAGTAAAAGTTATTTTCATAGGTAAATACTTCTTAAAATATTTCTTAAATAAATAAAATAATTATTAAATGCAGACTTCTCTAGAATACTTCTATATTGTACTAGATTATAATCTTTTTGTCAAGAAGTATTTTAGAACATTAAGTATTTTATAGTTTTTTTTAATATTTATATATACTTAGACACTGAAAGAATACTTATTAAATAATTATTAGTTGCGCTTTTTTCTGTTCACTTCGTACTTAGTTCGTAAAAACAGCCTCTCACTTCGTAACCACTTCGCAAAAAGCAACTTTCACTTCGTATTCACTTCGTAAATTTAAAATAAAGCAAAAAATATTTGACTTTATTATGGGAATAGTGGTACTCTTTAAATCATCAAAAGGGAGGTAAAAGTGAAAAGAAATTCAAAGAAATCTTTCAACTATAAAGCTATTGGGAGAGGAATGAGTCTTCTTAATAGAAATAAACGTCTAAATGCCTATAAAGGATCATGCGCCATTACCTGGAGTTTAGTAAATAAGCGGTGTAACCCGAAGATAACTTTAGTTGAATCCACGGAAGACGCCTTAAAAAGAGGTGTAAAAATAGAGTATATAGGAGGTGAATAGATGCATTTATTTAAAATACATGCCCAGCCGTATTTAAAAGCGGGGTTTTCGGTCATTCCCGACCGTTTCCGAGGCAAAACACCCTTAATTAAAGGGTGGAACGAGTATTCTTTTAGATTACCTACTAAAAAAGATGTTAGAGAATGGGAAAAGGCATTTACAGACTCTAATATAGCTCTTTGCATGGGAGAAGCTTCGGGAATAGTTGCGTTAGACTTTGATTGTGTTGATGAGAGGATTATAGAGGTAGTGAAAGAGCTACTTCCGGATTCGCCTTGTGAGAAAGTTGGAGCTAAAGGGTGGACTCGTTTTTTCCAATTTAAAGGAGAGGTTAATAATAACGTCTCATTTAATGGTAAAGTAGTGGTGGAAATCTTAGCAAACTCTAAAAAAACCACCGTTCCCCCGAGTGTCCATCCCAATGGAGATACGTATACTTGGACAGGTAAATCTTTATTAGAGGTCGATAAAGAAGATTTGCCAGCACTGCCTCCTAGACTACTTGAGTCAATAAGGCATGAGTTAAAACTAGCTTTTCCTAATACAGAGGTGAAAGGACATAAGTTAGTAAATGGTAGAAATGACGCTTTATCTAAGTATTGCTCAAAATTAATTAAATACTCTACTCCTATGGATGAGGCTATTAGAGATTTAATAAAATATGATAAAGAGAATCACGATATTCCTTTATTTACGGATATTTCGGAGCATGGTATAGGGCACACGGAAGAGTTTACCAATGCTTTAAAGTTCTATGCTAATCATTTAGATTCTTTCAATAGAAAGGCTATGCGAGACAATACAGAATTCGAGAAACCTACTACAGCACATGCCATAAGTTATGCATTGCAGCAAGAGGCGCAGGCAGAACGCCTAAAAAAGTTAATAAGCGAGGCGCCTACAAGAAGGTTAGTCCCAGAATTACCGAAAGTAGAGGACTTACCCGGTGCGCTCGCTGCAATAATGAAATACATTCTAAATAATTCTCCCATCCCTCAATACTCTCTTACTATGGGAGCCACGTTGTCTCTGGGAGCAATAGTGTTGACAGATAGGTTCGTGTTTGAGCAAACCGCCCCAAATATGTATATACTAAACGTTTCACCTCCTGGGTCGGGTAAAGACCAACCTCAAAAAGAAATTATAGATATTCTTCAAAGGACAGGTCTAGGAGGGCTTTTAGGAGCAGCTAATTATTCAAGTTATGCAGGATTCCTTGACAGTAATGAAGAACAAAAGAATCGAATAGATATAATAGACGAGGCGGGAACTCCTTTAAAAAGGATGATGAAACCCCAGGCATCCCATGATGAGGGTTTTGGAGATGCTGTTACGGAAATTTGGGGAAGTAGCACTAAAGTCTACTTAGGGAGAAAACTAGCGGGAAATAATAGAAAAGGACACTGTATAAGACCACATGTGACTCAACTATTTTCTACTACTCCTGCAGCTCTTGAAGACGCTATAACCCAACAAGCGGTCCAAAAAGGATTAGTTCCAAGAATTCTTCTTTTTGAAGGGGATAGTACGCTCCGGTCTAAAAGATTATCTAAGAAAGAGGAATTAGATCCTATTGCAATAAATACTATAAATAGTATTAGTAGATTAAATGTAGAGGAAAATCCTAAATATGCTTTAACTATGTCAAATGAAGCTGGGGAGCAAATAAAAGTACCTCAACGGGTGTACGAGTTAAAAAGTACTGAAGAGGCTGAAATACGTTTACAGGAAGTGCATTCTTATTTTGATGAGCTTAGAGTGGATAAGAAAACCCCAGAACTTGTAAAACATTTAATAGCCAGATGTTATCAGCAAGTATTGAAAATAACTACTGTTTTAACTCTATTTAGAACAGATATGGGCGCCTCGACTCCTCCTAAAGTAATTAAAAAAGATGTTGACATTGCGTATGATATCATGTTACACTGTCTTCATAATATGAAATTACTGGTAAGGGATTACGCTTTTGAAGGATGGCGGGACAAGCTTTCAGATAAATTTATAAAAAAGATAAAAAAAGCAGGGAAAAAGGGAATGACAAAATCAGAGTTTACACGAAAAACTACAGGGACCAGACAGCCAGAAAGAGATGCGATTCTCAAGGATTTAGTGACTGCAAAGCAAATAATAATGCCAGTAGAAAATGGAGAGACAATGCTCTACTATATTGGAGGGGAGAAATGTTAGAAATTGGTTTAAATGATGTTAGTAATGAAGATTACCATGGAGATAGGGAGTTTGAATCCTCTTCATCTTTAAAACTATACTTGAAAGATCCTAAAGAATTTTATAATAAGTATATTTTAAAATTACCTAGAGAGGAGAGGTACAAAAGCGCGTTTGATTTTGGATCTTATTTACATTCTCTTATACTAGAACCTGAAAAAACCGACCAAGAGTTTGCTATTTTTGAAGGAATGACTAGAAGAGGAAAAGCTTATACAGAATTTAAAGAAGCTAATAAAGACAAAATTATAATAACCCACTCTCAATTTCTTCAAGCTAAATCTATGATGGAGGCTTACGGACAACATGCAGACGCTTGTAAAATGATTAACAAAGGAAGGGCAGAGCAGACTCTTTGTGTAGAATTAGATGGGATGAAAATAAAAGTTAGAGCTGATTATCTTAAACATAAACAAATAATTGATGTTAAGACCACATCAGACCCCATAGATAAGTATAATGTGGGGAAAACTATAGCAAGGTTTGACTATGATTTAAGTGCTGCCTTGTATACAGACGCTTTTTCCAAATATTTTGGATTAGAATTTGACTTTTACTTTGTATTTTTGAATAAAATGAGTAATGAAGTAGAAATTTACAAAGCTTCCAAAAAATTATTAGAAAATGGTAGACAAAAATATAGAAAAGCGATACAATTACTAAAAGAAGCCAAGAAATCTGGCAAGTATTTTGAAGAGGGTATTCAGGAGGTGGATATCCCAGCTTGGGCGGTATTTAATGAAGGTACGGACTAAAGGAGAAGCGTTAATGCTAGTAATCGAATTAAAAAGAGCTATAAAAGGAATTGATTCTTTAGTGAAAAATCAATGGTATTTAGATCATTCAGCCTTAATTGAACTAAGAGAATCCTTAAAAGTTAGACTTAAGACCACTGAAGAACTTATACATTTGGGAGAATTGCCTGATTCTGTTATAGAAGAATGGATGGAAAAGACAGAAGACGATTTAAAATTATTAGGAATAAAAATAGTTACAGTATAAAGGAGGGCAAAATGCCTACATCTAAAGAAATGGAAATAGAAAGAGCTGGATTATTGAGAGAGATTAGAGAGTCTCAAAAAAGAATGGAAGCTCTTTTAGAAGAAATTGGAAAAGCTTTAAAAGTTAAAAAACCTAGGAGGAAAAATGTATAAAGTAGATATGGGGATTTTAGATGAAGTTATAGATGAGATGCTTGAAGATCTACCTACCAGTGAGGAGTTTGATCAAGAGCATTTAGCCCTACTGGTAGTTATTATAGAGGATTCTATAAGGTCTTATGTAGACAAATCCGCTGATAAATACTATATGGAGTTAGATGATTATTTTAATGGAGAAGTTAAACATTAGACGCAATACCGCGGCTATAGATATAGGGAGGGCGCATGTCCATTCAAAATCAAGCAACCCAGGCAGACACGGGTGCTAAAAAAGTGTATAATCCTTTACCAGATGGGGATTATATTGTTAAACTCGACAGGGTTTTAGAGAAACCGACCAAAAAAGGTGACGGTACACTGGTAAAAGCCAACTTTAGAGTGGAAAATGGGGAGCATGAGGGTAGACTTATCTTTGAGCAATTTCTCATTAATCACCCTAATCCTAAAGCTGCTCAAATAGGTAAAGAGCGAATTTCAAAAATGCTTAAAGCCTTTGGAGTAGTAAATGGATTTGAAGGGATTGGTAACGATGCCTCTAAACTAGAGGGGTTTATAGGGCAGATGTTATTAGTTAACGTTGGTTTGGAAGTTTCTAAAAATGAAGCTTATTCTGATAGAAACATTATTAAAAAATGGGTAAAGATTAGTTAGTCATGGAATTCAATGGTAAGGAATACATTATTAAGGTATGGCAGGGAGAAGAACTAGCCAATTTCCTTGCTATTGATACCGAGACTATGGTGGTCCCGTTTACAGAGACTCCT